AATATTTTTTTCAAAAAATTTCATCATTTTCCATTGTTATTTAAATATCCGTCGAAATCTTTGCATTGTAAGCCTGTGAGGATGCAGGCAACGGCCGAACATCGAAAGTACATTGCTATCGTAGCAGAAGGTCTGTTGGCGCATCCGTCGGCAGACCTTCATTTATGGCAAAGAGTGTAAAAGACACAAAGACGAACGACACCATCAAGCCCACCCGCAAAGTGGGCCGTCCTTGCGTATATACACCTGAAGCTCTCGAAGTCAAGTTTGAGGAATATGCCAATTGGACAAAGAACAATCCAATCATAAAACAAGTGCCCACAAAACATGGCCTTGTAGACCTCGAACTCCAACGTCCTAAAACTATTGTTGGGTTCTGTGTATATGCGGGAATACTCCGTGACACATTTTTTGATTACGGCAAAAGGGAGGAGTTTTTCCACATCATTGCGCGCGTGCGCGAAGAAATTGAAGCCGATCAATTGTCGGGCGCAATAGCTGGCATATACGATTCCGGCGTCATTACACGTGTTCTCAAACTCGCCGACAAACAGGATATAACCACCAACGGCGAGAGCATCAACAAGCCCCGGGAAACAGTGCAAGTCATACTTGACCCGGAAGCTGCATCTATCATCCAGTCCATCGGCAAACAAAGCACGAATGAAAATGGAGCTTGATGCACGCACATATCGGGGCAAGGTCTACAAGATCATGCTGTACTTCTTCCGCAAGTACCGCAATAAAGGCGTCGTACTACGCATATTCAACGAGGGGAGCTCCCGTTCGGGGAAGACTTTCGACACCTTCGACTTCCTGTATGACATCTGTGCCGCGGGTGATGGTGCATATAAAATCTATGTCTACCGCTCCACCTTGCAAGACTGCAAAGAAAAGGCATTGGGAGACTTCAAGAAGAAACTACAATGCCGCGGGATATATGATCCCGACAGCATGTATAGCGAGAAGATACTCCCCGAATACCACATAGGCGACAGCATCATCCGGTTCCGTGGGCTTGACAAGATGGATGTGAAGGAGGGGCACGACTGCGACATCATATACTTCAACGAAATGTTGGACGACATATCGCCGGCGCAGTTCAATAACATCACGATGCGTTGTACAACCATGATTATCGGCGACTGGAACCCTAAGTATACGGAACACTGGGTTTTTGAGCTTGAAGGGCAGCCGGATACCATATTCACCAAAACAACCTACAAAGACAATCCTTTCTGCCCTGACAGCGTACGCAGGACTATCGAAAGTTACGAGCCCACGCCGGAAAATATCGCGGCAGGAACCGCCGACGAATTCAGATGGAAGGTATACGGTCTCGGGGAGCGTGCGGCGCAGGAAGGATTGATATTCCCCAACATAGACTGGATCGACAGTTTTCCGGACGATTTGGAATATACAGCCTATGGCATCGACTTCGGCTTCACAAATGACCCGACGGCTATTATTCATGTCGGAGTGCGAGGGCGTGATTTATATCTGCATGAACGCTTTTATTCGCCCGTAGACGATCCCGAGGTATTGTATAACATCGTGGCCCCAATTCTCGGTAAACAAGGATATGCCATAGCAGACAGTGCGGATAAATACGCCAAGAACCCAGAAGGTATGGTGCGTTCCCTTCAGCTGCGAGGGTTGAATGTAGTCAAGGCCAAGAAATTCCAGGATAGTATAACCATCGGTATATCCTACATGAAAAACTTCCGCATCCACTGCGTCAAGACCAAGAACATGAAAAACGAAGCCAATACCTATGTGTGGGATTCTATAAACGGGCTGGCGATAAATAAACCCGTAGACAAGAATAATCACCTTTGGGATGCAGCCCGATATGTCGTGATGACTGCATTCCGCAATCATATTGCCGCATGAAACTCCTTGGATACGAAATAAAGATGTCTAAATGTTCCGAAAAGACCGGAGACCCGCAGCAAAGCCTATACATAGACTTGCGGGACGTGCAAAATCTGCTCGGGACGAAGGATGGGTTTATCGACACCTCCACACCGGACGGGCAGGCGCGCGCATTCGCGTCATGCTCTATTTTGGCTTCTATCATCACGAAGAAAGTATCCGCCATATCGGATGCCCGGTATTGGGCGAAAGACGACAAAGGGGAAGATATTGAAAAGCCGCGCGAGTTCGAGCGGATTAACCACCCCAATCCCTACCAAACTCTTTCGGAATTCGTTTGCATGATCGAGTTCTTCTCTCAGATATTCGGCAAGGCTTATATTGTGAAGGTACCTTTGGTCGGAATTAAGGGTGATTTCGAATTGTATGTAATACCTAACCTCATGGTTACGGAAAACGAGGTACCATCCTCCATACCTTCGTTTGCACCCAACTCCGATATCCGTGATTACACCATAAACCTTGGGGGCGGGATAAACCTGACGATCCCCAAAGAGGAGATGTTCGTTGTAAACGACGTAACTTACGCGCTTAACAAGATTGGGAGCGCTACTTCACGGCTTGTCGCCCTCAAGTACCCTGTCAACACTTTCCTGGCCTCCTACCAAGCCGTAAACGAATTACTCGTCAACCGGGGTATGCTCGGCATTCTCTCCCTCATGTCAGATGATCCGATGGTCGATAATATCGTGCCGGCCACCAAAGAGGACAAGGAAGCGCTCCGTGAGCAATTGGACAAATACGGGATCATGCGCAACAAATGCAAGATCGCCATTACGTCATACAAGGCATCCTTTGTGCCTGTGTCGTCCACTATTTCCGACCTCGGACTTACAGACATTCAGCGCAACTGCAAGAAAGACATCGCTTATACATATCAGGTGCCCAGCATTCTGCTCGACGTAGAAGGCAGCACCTACAGTAATTTCGGAGAGGCCAAGATTGAGTTTTATGTGAATGACATTATTCCTTCGGCACAAAACATCATGCGCGTGCTTAATAAGATATATGGCTTTACGGGATTCGGATTCATGCCGTTCTTCGACCATTTGGAAATGTTCCAGCCTTCGAAGAAAGACCAGGCGGAATGCATGAACAGCGCAGTAAATTACATCGGAGCTGCCATACAATTAGGAATAATGACACCAGAGGAAGGTAGAAGCGAACTATTAAAATATCAAATCTAATATGGAAGACAAGATAAAATCATTCAAGGGAAGCATAGACGACATCAAACGCGATCAGGGCGTTGTTGTCATCGCCATATCAAAGTTCGACCAAGAGGATCACGCAGAAGACATTGTGCGCAAAGGGGCGTTCACCAAATCCTTTGCCGACATGTCCCGGATCAAACACTGCATCGACCACAAACAAGACTTGGATCATGTTGTTGGGACGCCTCGAAAAGCATGGGAAACAGATGAATATGCCCTCGTCGAGAGCAAACTCATACTCGGTAAGGCCGCTGGGCATGATATATTCGAGTACTATAAGCATTGCGCAGACGAGAAACGAGATGTCGAACACTCCTACTGCTACCGGGTTCTCAACAGGAACCATAACGATGCTATTGCGGGAGATGACATCGCAGAGCTGCAGCTCAAGTATGAGTACAGCACCGTGTTCGCCGGATGTAATCCCTTCACCCCAGCTCTTGACGTCAAGGGCTTGCAAAGCGTAGAGGACATCATTGCCTATCAAGAAGAGCTCAACAACATCCTGCGCAAATGCGACCTTTCGGACGCAGGAGGAAACAGGATTGAAGCACTTTGCAACAGCCTCAAAAGCGCCCTAAACATCCTGGGCAACAAATCTTCGGATGACACTGAAATCATCGAAATAGTCAGAAAAACATTGTTTAACTAAACCAATTCACACATGAACGACGACATCAAGAAAGAGCTGAAAGGAATACTCGATGAATACAAGTCGGGGCTTATCGGCAAAGCAGACTTCGAGGCCAAAATGAAGGCTATCGAAGACAAAGTAGACGCTCTCGATCAAACAAAATCCATCGACGAGATCCGGGAGATAATCAAAGAGCAAGGGCGCACCATCAGCCTCATGCAGAAATCCACCGTTTCATCCGAGAATGAAGCGCAGGAGAAGATCAAGGCATTCTTCTCAGGGAAAGAGAACATCGACGCCGTAAAGGGCGGCCGCACGGTAAGTATCGAGATCGAGATGAAGGCCGAGGCAGCAGCCATGACGACCACGACGGCCGCTGTCCCCATTGCGGCATTCAACACCGAAGTCGTGCCGGGCATTGCAGCAGCGGCTACCGAGCCGAATGCGATCCTGCCCCGCTTGCAGAAAGGCACGACAAGTTCCCCGACAATCAAGTGGATCAACCGTAAAGACCCCGACGGCGGCTCGGCATTCATTGCCGAAGGAACTCTCAAGCCCCTTATGAGCTGGGGATACGAGGAGGAGACGTCTACGGCAAAGAAGGTTGCCGTTCGCGCAAAGCTCTCGACGGAAATCCTCGAAGATGCGGATTTCATCCGCGGGGAGGTGAACACCCTGCTGCGTCAAGACTTGATGCAGACCGTGGAAGAGAAGGTTATCGCAGGAACCGGCACCGGGAACGAGATTCTCGGCGTAACAACAAAAGCCCCTGGCTATACCATTACGGAGCTCAACGGGAAAATCTCCATGCCCAACATTGCCGACGTTGTGCGCGCTGGCGTTCTGCAACTTCGCCTGCTGCATTTCTCTCCCGACGTTCTCTTCCTTCATCCGACCGACAAGGCGATCTTCGACGTAACGAAAGATACCGCCGGGCATTACCTGACTGACGAGATGCGCAAGATCATCGGCAACATCTCCGTTGTAGAAACCACCAACATTCCCGCAGGTAAGTTCCTGCTGATGGATTCCTCGCGCTGGAAAGTTCGTCCCTACCGCGCGCTGCGACTGGAATGGGGCCGTGACGGCGACGATTTCAGCCACAACATGGTGACGGTGATCGCCGAAATGCGCCTTCACTCATACCAGAACTCCATCGACGCCGGGTCTGTCATCTACGACGACTTCGCAACCGTACAGGCCGCCCTGGAGAAAACCGCCGAGGCAGCAGCATAGTCATTAACTTAAACGAACAACAACATGGAAGATATGAAGAAGATCGACCTCACCAAGAGGGTAACTATCGTAAGCACAGGCAAGTCTATCTATATGCCCGAGAAAGGCAAAGAGTACAACGTGTCGCCCTTGCATGCCGAAACGCTTGTGAAATCGGGCAAAGCCACGTACAAGACCAAAGTTGCCAACTAACAAGGCGGGGAGGCGCCGGAAAGCGTCTCCCCTTTTTTCTTATGCTTATAGACTATACATACTTCGAACAGGATCCCACATATATTGCGGGAATAGACGTCAAAAGCGGATGCACCCCGACTGGCGCCGCACAGGAGATTGTACGGAATGTCGAGAGTTGCATACGCAGGTATGAGCCTAAATTCCTTCGGATGCTCCTTGGGATATATGTGGCAGAGAATATCGACAAATATCCTGAAATAGCCGCAAAAATAGCAAATACAGACACAAAGCAGTCTCCCATCGCTAAGTATGTCTATTTCTATTACCTGCGAGAACATGTTGCCTTCAATACGATGGCTGGCGAGAAAATCAAAATGACCGACAACAGCCGTGCCGCCTCCCCGTGGTACAGACTTGTGCCCCTATGGAACGAGATGGTCGACGAGTGTCATCAACTGGCAGGCTCGCTATGCGGCGAAACAGACGTAAAGCCGGATTATTCGTCGGATATTTTTGAAAAGATAAACAGGTTCGGATTATGAAAATATCACCCAACGATACCATCAGGAAAGTAATTATAAAGAACGGCACCTTATTCGGTATCGGCAATAAACGAATATACGAATCTATTGTGGCATTACCCAAGCCTGAGTATGTTAAGGAAAAACGTCGCATATTCGGATGGAAGAAGCACGAGGCCCGAAGCGTCGCAGGTATAACGATGGGTGAATTGAACGCCATAGAAAGGATCGAGGCCACCGACGAGTATTTCGTAAAGGTTCTGGCCGTCATGCTGGGTTTAATAAGCCCAAAGGGAAAAGGATCAAAACGCATTGACTGGGAGGGAGCAGGATACGACATTGCCCGAGAAAGGGTGCTTGAACTACAATTCATTCGCGCTTATCGTTATTTCATTGAAATACAAAACGACCTCAAAGGCGTAGCAAAGGCGTGGAAAAAGCTCGAAATGCCCCTGACGCCACAAGAAGCAAACGCACAAGTACAACGCAAGAACCGGGGCATGAGTACAATATGCTTAGGATACTGCCAGCTTGTAGGGGGTGCTATTCAGCCAAGCGATGTATGGCACCTGAGGTGGTCGACCGTATACCTTGCATATGAAGCCGAGAGAGACAAAAACATGGCACAACGCAAACTCGCTCAGATGAACAAGCCCAAACCATCCAAAAGTCGCAGACGATGAGAAAGAGCCTCAGTAAAATATTCGAAGATGCTGCCAAAGAGTGCGGCGTCAACACATGCCTATATGCCAGGATCAAAGAGGCGAATTATCTGCTGGATTACGTCAAAGAGTACCCTGTAATGCTGCGGCTGTTCCAGGAACCGATATACGAAACCAACCTGACAAACAGGCGTCGTCGTAGGACAACGCTTTACTTTCTCGATGCACTCGGGAAGCCAGAGCCGGATACACAGACCGAAGCAGCCCCCATTGCGGATCGCATGGAGCAAATGGCGTTTTCATTCATCGACAAACTACGTCGCAATGGGATAGAGGTGCAGGTTGAAAGCCTGCAAGGAGTGGTTGAAAAACTGGATGCCCTGGCCGCGGGTGTAGAGGCAAAACTCGTCCTTACATACAATGTTTGCTGATGGACATATCGAAGATAGAGAACTTTTTCAACCCTGAAAGGCTGGTTGCCATCTGTAACGAGGAATTAAGCACCCTTAAAGAGCAGGTGACAATAAATCTGCAAACAAAACGCACAAACAGCGGTAAAAATGTGAACTCCATGAATGTCCCGGAAGAGACTACCGGCGCTACGGCAGATAGTATGGCGTCGCAAGTGGAAAGCAATGCCGGAGGGTTCACGGTCTCGTTTGTGGGGCGGCATAACATCAAGAATATAGACGAGGGTAACTCCCCGCAGGATGCGCAAGAAGAATTCGGGAGCTTCGAAAGTTTCTATCAGAACATAAAGCAATGGGCACGCGACAAAGAGGCACGCTATGGATTGGAATTCAAAAGCATCGACGCATATTGGGCGGCCAAGAAGCTGTGGGAGGAAGGCAGCATCTTGTACCGCTCGGGAGGGGGCACCGAGATTATTAAAGACCTGTTGCCGCAAACCGTGGATAACATCGACAAAAGAATTACGGAAGTGATCGACACATCCATATACGAAATGCTCGAAACAACAATAGAACTATGATCCGATATACATTGTCCGGTACAGGAGGCACCGCAGATTTTCCCAATGACATATGCTTCACACGGGAGAAATCCACCTTCGTGCGATTTACAGCCACAGCCATAGATCCGGACTACGGCACAGAAGTGAAGCTGCGAATATCATATGAAGCAACATCAATAGTCCTATCCAGAAATGTCTCGGGAGCAGGAAAATCCGTTGTTTTCCCCTTGACGGCAATATTGGAATCGCTGGCCGCTGACTATTCGGCAACATTCATAAACAATGTGGTGCTCATAGTTGAGTTTGGCGATGGATCAGCCACTCACACGCTCAATACTATTCTTATCGGTACCTGTGAAAAAGAAATAATCCCTATCTCGGCACAGAATGCCGCCGCGGGAGATGTAACCAACTACCCTTCCGCCAGGAAAATCGTGGTATACCCCGGGTTCAACATAACCCAATCCATCTTTATCCCCAAGCTCACGACAGAGCAAATAGAGGTGGAAACAGAGAATGGGGTCATCGTCACCAGTGGCATGTCCTCGAAACCGTTTGCGGAGTTCAATCCATCGACGGTAAGATGGGATGGGGATACGTATGTTGAGATAAGCGTCTATAACCCCAACCTTGCCAACACCTTTCAATTTCCCATCGAGATAGATAGGTGTACCGATGGGATGCTTGTCAAATGGACGGATAAAGGCGGCATCCCTTACATATATCGGTGGAGTATAGAGACGGCGAGGGACGAAATATCTATCCAGGATGCCTATTCACTACTCGATGATAACCTGCAACCGTGTGAGGCCCAAAGTAAGATACTCACAAAGACATACACGCTGCATAGTCGCCTTGTAGATCAGGATATATACGACCTGTGTAAATCCATCCTCGCCGGGCGCGACATAAGCTACTACGACAGCGCAACGGAGCAATGGCGCCGGTGTAGTATAGAGGAGGGAGAAGCCGAAGATAACGGCGCTTATTTTAAAGATTTAGTTGTAGAAATTACCGATAAGACCTATAACGTATGACCTACTACGAACTATACATAAACGACATCCTGTGCGATCTGTCCAGCGACAACTATATATCCTTGGTATATCAAAGCCCGATATTTTCAGGACTGGACATCATACAGTCCAATAGGTCGTACAATATAGATTTGCCCCTGACGCCGAAGAACCGCAAGGCCATAGGCTATGCGGAACGCACCGACATCTATACGGATGCACCCTATGTGAAGCTTCCGGCAAGATTGTACCAGGAGGGTGTCCCGCTGTTCACATCCGGATACGCCGTTATTACGGAGATTTCGGACGTAATAAGCGTAGTGCTTACGTGGGGAAATGTCGACAACTTCCAATCCCTGTTCGATGCAAATTTGCGCGACCTGGCACAAACGCTCTATTCCATGAACATAGGGTCGATACCATGGAACAGCGCATCGGCACTCTTGGAGTATGGATATGACAGGCCGCAGATGGGATTCTTCGGCATTGATTTCGGGCAAGGCATCGCCAACCCCGAATACATGCATCCGTCTATCGAAGTACAAGATGTACTTACGGCTATTGAGCGGTACAATGGCATCACCATCGACGGCAAAGAAAGACTGTATGGAGGCCTTACGTATCCTTTATTGCTTCCTTTGGTGTCAAAAAACGGCGACGACATTTCAGGCGCAGTAGATTATTTTGAAGCATCAAGGATCGTATCTGATGGAAGAGGGAATCGGACATCATTTGAATCAAACTTAAATAATTATATAGTCCACGATCCGAAAAATATATATATGCCATACGACCCATCGAATCCCAGTATGAATGGGACGGCAGAATTTCAGACGCTTGGAGCTAATCATATGTTTTTAAGTATAAATCCGAATACGACAGGAGATACTTTCAACGTGACGTGCAGGGTGAGTGGGGCTTCTTGGCGTTTAAAAGAACAAATACATGTTATAGTTAAGGGGGGCGGTAAGGATATTTTAAAAATATCAAGTGCTCCAATAACAATAACTTCGGGAATGACCTCTGCGGTATATACATTTTACACAAAAGATTTTCCGAAAGAATACGAAATAAACACCGATAGCATAAGCAACATATCTATTCAACTCAAGGACTTTTACAATGTGCAATCGGATGGAGCGCATGATATTATTTTGAGTTGGTCTGTAAAGTTATGGGGCGATATTGAAATGATATTCCCATCCGAATATCCTATCGGGGTAAATCTTCCGGACATTTCGCAGGGAGATTTCCTCTCGGCCTTGATGTCTATGGCCGGACTATTCGCGTATCCGGATAAGGACGCCCCGGATACAATCAAACTCATAAGCGTAGACGACATATACGCCATCACAAACAGAGACACAATAGACTGGAGTCGCAAAGTCATCCTTAATGATCGGCATGATGTCAGCCATCCGGAATCTTCCATATTTTCGCTCGATGACCTGGCACAGAAAAACACGCTCGATTATGACAACGACGACGATGTGATCACGGACACCGCCGGGGAAATACGGATCGAGAATGTCAACATCGACAAGGAGAACGAACTCGTGGAGCTTCCATTCTCAGCGTCCGAAAATGCCCCACTTGCATCGGATGCCAATGCGCTGTGTGCCCGCATTCCTATGTATACGACATCCGACGACGGGAAAACAGTAGACTACAACGAACCCTCGGCGCGAATCCTGCAAGCCATCATCGACGATACGAGCACGGGGTTATACTGGTTCGGATATTTCGGAGAAAATATGCGCTTTGGTGGTGAGAACGGGATCGTCGCAAAGAAATACAACGGATACCAAAAAGCCGTGGACAAACTGCGTCTGATAACAGTAAAGGCCAAGTTAACAGCCATAGATCTGCATAACCTTGATTATACAAAGCCCATATACATAGGTCAATTCGGGCAGACATATGGCCTGTATTCGGTAGAAACAGGTGAAAACGGCATATGCGAGTGCCAACTGATCCAGTTGCAGGCTATAAAAGAAGTTGTTATTCCGGACTATTATCTGACCATCAACGGTTCGGCTTCGGACATCAGTCGAGCTGTGGGCAGCAGTAAGACCGTTGTAGTATTCACCTACCAGACGAACGGTACGATTCAGGTTGCATCCCAGTCTGGCATGTTTGAAAACATCGCTTTTGCATCCGGCATCCTTTCCATTGGTGTAAAAAAGAACACCGCGACGGAATTGCGCACGGGGGAATTAGTCGTGTCTGTAAAAGAGGCGCTGGGTATCACAAGAACGATTACAGTCCAGCAAGCTGCCGCAGAGCCCTAGCCTGCTGCGCGCCGCCCGTTGAAACTCCGCCTCACGGTGACGGACGACGAGGGCGCGCCCTGGCCGTCTCGAAGAACGATACGGGCGGCCGGCGCACGGGGACGATCTCGATGCAGTGGGTCAACATAGAAGCGAGCGAGATCACGGCCTACGATGTCGAGGTCTCGCAGGAACCATAAGATTTCATTAACCACTTAACCATATAGAGGCATATGGCACAGCAAGATACGATAGACAAAATTATTAACATCCAGTTCAAGTATTCGGAGCTGGTGCAGGGGTGGGTGGCAGCATCCGATGCTATTGATGATGCAAAAACCAAACTGCAAGAATTCAAAAAAGAGGGGAATGCCACAGGCATTGCCAAACAGACGCAGATTATCAAAGCCTTGCGCACAGAAATGGCCGCATATACCCGAGAAATGCAGGCCAATATCAAAGAGGAAGTTAAGCAAGAAGGAAGCATCGAACAACTCAGAGGCAGCATCGCCAAGCTAACGGCAGCATATAACAAAATGAGCCGCGAGGAGCGCAATGCCGCCAAGGGCACCGATCTCGCCAAAAAGATAGCTGGACTACAAACGGAGCTTAACGAGGCAAATACGGCATTGCTTAACTTCCGGGACAACGTCGGTAACTATGCAAGTGCTGCTAAAGGATTCTCTCCTCTTACCTTTCAAGTGCAACAACTTGCAAGAGAAATGCCGTCGCTTACCGTGTCTTTGCAGCAGTTTTTCTTGGCCGTATCCAACAACGTGCCGATGTTCGTTGATGAACTGAAACGCGCTACTGCAGCAAACAAAGCATTACGCTCCGAAGGAAAGGCGACAATACCTGTATTTAGACAAGTAATTTCGTCTATCGTCTCGTGGCAAACAGCTCTCGTTTTAATCATCACATTGCTTACAGCATATGGCAAGGAGATAGGGTCGTGGGTTAAAAGTCTATTCTCGGCCAAAGAAGCTATCACAGCAACCGAATATGCGCAAAGGCAACTAAATGCAGCCCAATTGGAAGGTAGAAATGCTGCTCAGGCAGAGGTGGTGAACTTACAAATACTCTACAATGCGACCCAGAATACGGCATTAGCCTACAAAGACAGGCTAAATGCCGTAAAAGAGTTGCAGAAACAATATCCTGCCTACTTCGGGAACATGTCACAGGAGAAGATATTGGCCGGAGAACTGAGCGAAACCTACGAAATGCTCGTCCGAAATATCATGGCAAAAGCGCAAGCAGAAGCCGCGCAAAACCAAATCGTGACTAACCTGGAGAAGAAGAATACCATAGAGCAGATCCAGGCGTATCAAAATCTGACCCGCGTAATGGCAGATTATAACAGACTTAAAGCAGAGGGCGCCGACGATAAAATGCTCGAAAGTTATGCCAAAGCGGCATACACGCTGCGTAAGGAGGTCGATTCCGAGTTAAAGAAAATGAACGAAGATTTATATAACGAAGTTCGTGACAATAGCAATAGTTACCAAGAATACATAGACAACCTCGATGCAGCAAACAGCAAGCTTGTTAAAGTCGCTACTGACAACCTTCTGACCTTCCAGAATACTCAGAAAGGGGTGGATGAATCGTCAGAAACATCAATCGAACAATCTGCAAGATGGATTGATGAATTTTACAGTAAAATGGCAAAAAAGCGTACGAAATTACTGGCTGACTGGCGAGTTGCCTTGAGCAGGGAGGTATCTAAGATGGAGGCCGAATTAAATAAAGAATTACAAAAAACGGATAGTGAAATATCCGACAACTTGAGGAAACAACTTGAAGAGCAAGAGCTGGAGTATAGAAATAGAATCAACGAAGCCCGTCTGATCGACAATGATTTAGGTGCAGCGATGGAGATGGTAAACATCTACAAAGAGCAAATTGCACAAATAGAGAAATTGGAAAGTGTTTATCGGGCTGCAGGCAAGACCGACGCAGAAATACAGGCAATACGAATTAAAGCACGTATGGATCTTCAAAAAGCGGAGGAAAATGTAGCAAACATTCAGATAGAAACGACACACAAAAGTTTAAGCCTCGCCGCACAAACAGCAGGAAATCTTGCCAATGTATTCGAACAACTTGGTGGGGAAAGTGAAAAATATGCTGCATTTGCCAAGGCTATGGCTGTCATGCAAGTAGTGTTATCTGAATCTGTAGCTATTGCAAAAGCATGGGAAGGGAATGCAGCTCTTCCATTCCCGGCAAATATAATAGCGACCGCAGCAAGCGTTGCTGCAATTGTCGCAGCGATGGCCAGTGCATTATCCTCTACTAAATCTACGGAAGTTCCTAAATACGCATCCGGCGGTCTTATTACAGGCCCCGGTACTGGCACCTCCGATAGCATTGTTGCCCGGGTATCGAATGGCGAGGCCATTATGACCGCCCAGGCCGTGAATGATTGGGGTGCCGTATTGTCGGCTATGAATGTTTCCAGTGGTGGCAATGCCATCCAGGTATCCAATTTACCCCAACGCGGAGACGGAATGAGGGGCATGGAACAAATGATGGAACGGGTGTTGCTCAACCTCCCGTCTCCTATCGTCCTCGTAAAAGACATTGACAACGGACAGAGACGGGTGAAGGTAGCAGCCAACCTTGCAAAATTGGGTAGAAAAAAATAGTGTGCCCCATTGTTATTTAAATGCACACAGGCATATTTGCATCAGAGCTTATGGTGAGATAAGCAACAGACGACAAAACGAAATGACGCGTACATCCAACATATCTGTCGGCGGCCATAAAGCTCTATTAGTGACTTTTTGTAAAACTAAATAGGCTGAAAAATGGCAGAACAAAACGCATGCGCCGAGAACCTTGGCGCGAACATCCTGAATGACTGTAACGACGATTACGGCAAGGGTGTCGAGAAGATCGTTTACATCATCAAAAAAGAGGACATCGACCGTAAGGCATCGAGGATTGCGGGAAACGTAATCAGCACCCTCGTCCTCAGAACCGGAAAGAAGGCATACACTGCTTCGGCTCCCTCAAACACACCTTTCAGCGGCCTCACATACGAGGATCAGAACGCCACAATCGGAATGTCCTTTAACAAGACCATCCCTATCGTCATGCTGGCGGATTCTCCGACGAACGCCCTCAATGTATCCGCACTCAAGCAGAACAAGTACGTCATCATCTACGAGAACAACAACAAGGGAGCGAATGGCGAGCAGGCATTCGCCGTCATAGGCTGGGAGCAGGGCGCCGTCGGGCAGAACGCAACCCTTGACAAGTACAGTGACGACACGCAGGGAGGCTGGACTGTCGACATGATCGAAGAAGGCGCCAAAACCCCGCAAATATTCTTCTTCTCGACGGACTACGAGACTACGAAGGCGGCACTTGATTCGCTTTTGTCGCCCGCCTCGTGATGAATCCCGAAGTATGGTACAGGGAGAGGTTAAACGCCTCTCTCACCGCTTCGGATAAGCGGACGATAGAATCCCATTACGAGATGGTAACCGGGAAATCGTTCGCTGGCAGTTTTTCCCAAAACTGCCCGAACAAGTACAAAGACGCGATAACGCACATTTTAATCAAGATGAAACAGGACAACACGGATAATGGCGGATATGTCCTCAAACAAGGAGCATTTCGCTACAAAGGTAAGGTCATAACCAATGCGAACATGACCGCAGAAGCGGCAGAATGGTGGATACATCAGAACCTGGACAACAGAGACCAATTTGCGAGTTTGGGCAAGGATTACGACAGCTATGCCACCACGTCGGTAATGATTCCCGCCAAAGAATAATGACGCCAAACACCTGTAACGTGGAGAATGTTACACACATAAATTACCATAGTGATTTCAGGCTTATTATCCGCTTCAACTCGGATAAACTGCCTGATTATCCGTGGCGTATTACATTCAGCACCCCGTCGACACATACAGTCGACAAATACGTAGCGTCATTCGATGGAGAAAATTACATCAATTGCAAGCCCGTCGACACGCTCCCGGGTGCGGCAATAGTGTTTTTCGATCATCACAGGCTCGGGTGCGGAACATTGGGCTACATTCTCGACATGGATATTCCCGATGACGAATTTCCTGACGGGAAAATGGATATTGAAATCCCGGGTGTAGAGACTATAGAATTATGGCCGGGGAAAAGCGATGAAACGGAACTCCCCGCAGAAATTATTGTGGCGCTGTTGCAGATGCTCAAAGGGTTTTCCCCCTCTATCGAAGTCGAGGAGAACAGTGACGACAATTATATCCTGCGGATAACAAACGAAACTGGGTCATACCTCACCCCGAACCTCCGCGCTTCGCTGAATTTGGCACAAAGTACTGGAGACAGCCAGTATATCGCCATGTCACAAGATGCTACAACAAAAGCCCTTGCCGAAAAGGTCGACAAGGAAGAAGGGAAAGGGCTTTCTACGAACGACTACACCGACCAGGAGAAGGAGAAGCTGGCCGGGCTCTCCAACTACGACGACACGGAGATAAGGAAGGAGTTGTCCGACAAGGCATCCAAGCAGGAACTGACGGAGGCTGCGGCGGGCGCACTGGCTGAAGCAAAGTCGTACACGGACACCAAGACAACAGAACTATGGAATAATGTCAGCGATGTGTTTGACGCCACGTCCGAGGAGCTCAACAGCAACATATCCGGCGGGGATGCGCAGACACTGACCGAGGCCAAAAACTATACGGACAAGGCGATCTCAGAAATTCCCACCCCGGACGTCAGCGGCCAGATCGAGCGGCACAACACCTCCCCCACGGCGCATCCCGACATCCGGGAGCTGCTCAACACCTGCGTAGGACTGCCGGAGTTCAACGACAAAACCTACGAGCTGACCTTCACGACAAAGGGCGGTGCCAAGTTCATCATCGACCTGCCTATCGAGATGATGGGGCTGCATTACAACGAGGATACCCAATCTATCGAGTTCGTAAATGCCGACGGCTCCATATCCTCCATCCCGGTTTCTGACTTCGTGAAAGTATATGTCGGCTCTATCGGTTCCGAGATACAGGTTACGGTCGAAGGCTCCGAAATCCGCGCCTCCCTGCTCAACAACACCGTATCCTGGGACAAGTTGACACTGGCATTGCAGGAGATGATCCAGGGCAAGGCCGACCGCACGGAGCTTCCCACGAAACTGTCGCAGTTGCAAAACGATCCGAACTTCGTGACATCGGGAACCCTCGAAACCCAGTTGACGCCTATCAAAACCGAGTTGGGCGGCACAGTGCACCTCGGGGAGGAAATAGGAGAGAGCTCTACCCCGCCTCCTATACCGGACACGGGCGATGAAATATCCGAGGTTCTCGCACACTCGGACTGCACGCTCGAAGCGCGCGTGACGCACCTCGAAAGGCTGCTCATGGAAATGCTCTCGGGCAAAGTGCTGATCCCGGGGTTGCAGGTAAAAAAACTGGGCGTGTGGGGCGACAACAACCTCGTCGTCACGGGCGAGGGTGCGCCGACGAAAGCCCCCGACCGCGCAGGGCAGTTCTATGTCGATACGAAGAACAACGCGGTCTACCACTCCGTGGGTAACGGCGCGGTGTCGGACTGGAAGAACGCTTAAACTACATACCACATGTCACAAGTCAACAAATACGCCAACAAGGCGGGTTACACGGCCGACAAGAATCGCAAGGACACACAGTCGGCGGTATCCTACATCGAGGACGACGGGGCGCTCATCTACGACGGCGTGAACGTCGTAGTGGACAAGCCGGCCGCCGGGGTGGGCGACCTCGCGGTCTTCGACAAGACCACGGGTACTATCCGCTTCGTCAAGGGTGCGACGCTTGTTGCAGAGCAGCTGTCGCCGCAGCTTGTCCCCGTGGCCGTGGTCTATGCCCGGCAGGGCGGGCGGGTGCTGATCGTGTCGCTCGAAAATGCTTTGGGTAGTACCCGATGGGCGAATACTTACAAGGTTGCATTGTCGGGCTTCGACCTGTCTGCGGGCGGAACCGCGGTTCTTACATTTGGATTAGGAATTTATAAAATCAACCTGACCTTAACATGGGGCGCGGGTGCGGAACTTTCGGATATTCATGCTCAAATCAACTCGTTCGTGACCGGGCAAATCAAGGACTACGGTTGGACATCGAGTGTCGACGAGGCAAATTCGCGTATCATCATGTCGTCGAATACATGGTCGCCCAGCTATGCGACTATCGGCGTCGTAAGCGGCTGCCAAATCACAAGACCTCCGGAAGACGTCAACTACCAAACAACGTTGACGGGGGTGTTGATCGAGGGGGAGCGGGAATATGTCCGCCGTAATAACGGCGTTAATTCGTCGTATGCGGGCTGCAATCCCGAAAAATTCCTGCAATACTATTCGGCCCACGGAAGTGATAAAACCGGACAGCAACCGGGTAGCAGCGAGATTATCCGCGAAAGCGCCTTTACCGAAGAAGCCAATCCGGCATTGGTCGCCGCCTATCCGACCTACCGGGATTATCTGTTCGGAGAACATTTGCTGCAATATCCCGCAGCCTACGGCGCGCTGCTTCGTGACGGCAAGACCAACACGCGCCTGATCGGGCGGCTTACCTTCGAGGACATTTATGGTAAGATACAGTACCGATATATGGCTGCTGCGGCTGCTCTCGACTACGGCGTCTCGGTCGAGGGCGCAACTACCGGACTGGAAGCGGGTGCATGGTGGCTTCCGTCCGTCGATGAAGTCTACCTGCTTATGCACGACCGCGTGTTAACGTCTACCGACCGGGAAAGCGACCCTGTAAACCGCACGCTGTCGCGCCTCGGTAAGACGTCCTGCTACGGATCAGACTATTATCTGTGGACATCGTGTGAGCTCAACCTCAGCGGAGTGCTCATCTACGGCGGCACAATGGGCAGCGTGAGCAGCTACAACAAGCATTACACGAGCGCCGTGCGCCCGGTCTGCGCCTTATAACTATCTGAACCATGGAAACACAACAACAGATCGACATCCTCGAATCGCGGCAGCTCGAATTACGGGCGATCATGGCCAAATCCGACGACAGGGCAGCCAAATGCAGTAAGTCCGGCCTTGACTTCCGGGCTACCTATCCTCTGGATTATGAGGAGTACGAAGCGGCCAACGCGGAGTACAACGCGAATGAAAAGACCCTTGCGGAGCTGAGGGCCCGGCGTGCCGAAGAGCTGGCCGCCGAAGAAACGGTTATGGACTTTCAAAATATTGAGCAATGAAGATGTATATGACCAACAAGCCCAACGGCGAGCCGTTCTATCCCGTAACCGTAGCCGAGGCCGTGCTTGTTTCCGAAGGAGAAACATTAGCCGCGGTGCTGAAACGGCTCGAACAGAGGATCGCAGAATTGGAGAAGTCGGAAGCGGCGCCCCAGGCGCAGACAAACGTGTTGCCCGAACAATAGAATACACCCTATGGAAGCATTGTGGAGATTTATAGAAAGGCTCTGCGAAAAAGTATGGCAGGTGTTGATCGGTGCCCTGGTGTACATGTTCAACGCCATAGCCCCCATACACGACATACTGACGGCCTGCATGATTATATTCGCCGCGAACTTTTTCACGGGCCTGTTCGCCGGCGTGCTCGTACAGCACGAAGGATTCATATTCCGCAAGGCTTTCAAGTGCATATCCGAGGCTGCGGTAATATCGGGACTGATGGCTATGATACTGCTCGTCGGGGACAACATCGACAACCACGACGGGGCGATGTCGGCGATCTCGCTCGCAGTATATGCCCTGATATATTTCTACGGGGTCAACATCCTCAAGAACCTGAACCGCATATTCCCGAAGAACCGATACATCGACTTCCTGTACTATGAGCTCTCGTTCGAGATGATTAAGAAGATTCCCTATTTGGAAAACTACAAACAAAAACAAAAGGACAAATGAAAAAGAAATGGATCGTATGGAGCATCGTTGCGGCCGTGGCCGTAGTGCTCGGAATCGTATTCCCGCGTTACATCCTCGTGGGGGTTGTTTGTGCTATGGCCGGATGGGTCGGGCATATCCTGTACACTAAACACATCGCGCAATGACACGAGGGCTCAGAAACAACAACCCGCTCAACATCGAGAAGACACGGGGCGGCAATCCCTGGCAGGGCGAGGTCGTGCCGTCGAAAGACAAGCGTTTCGCGCAGTTTACGACGGTGGCATACGGCTATCGAGCTGCCTTCAAGCTGTTGAACAACTACCAGCGTAACTACGGGCTGGACACGATCCGCAAGATGATCGGCCGCTGGGCCCCGTCGGAGGAGAACCACACGGACGCCTATGTCCGCACCGTGGCGGAAAGATCGGGGGTGCCCGCCGACAGCCGGATCACCACGACCAACCGCGACGTGATGGTTCCCATCGTTGCGGCCATGTCGTTCGTAGAGAACGGCGTCGAGGCCAAGATGCTCGACGTGCAGGCCGGGTGGGAGTTGTTTGTAAAAGCATGAAACGCCTGATTCTCTACCTGCTCGCCACCCTTTCGGCCGGGGCCCTGCTCTTCGGCTGGGGATACCGCAGGGGCGCCGCGTCGGTGGTTGTCGAAGAAACGACGCGTATCGACACGGTGTTCTACCCGAGACCGGAACCGCTGCCCGGCACGTACCGCTTCGCCGACATCTCGGTGCCGGTGCTGCTCTTCGCGCCGCCCGACACGGTAACGGAGACCGTCGTTGTGAAAGTCGGGGCAGACAGCGTGCAGATGAAGGTGGCAATGGAAACACGCCCCTACTCGGACAGCACCTACCGGGCACAGGTCAGCGGGCCCCGGATCGGCAACCTGCGGCCGACGCTCGACTGGATAGAAACATACAACTGCACTACCACCCGACAGCAGGTAGTCACCCGGCGGAGCCGCTTCGCCCTGACTGCCGGGATCGGGGCGGCGTACACGCCGCAAGGGTTCCAGCCTACGGTCGGCGTAGGAGTAGGTGTTATTTTATGGCAATTCTGACAGGTATGAAGATAATTTATAACGACATCATCCCCTTCAAGGGATACAAGGCTATCAATCTGTTCGGGATCGTATTTGCCCGCAAGTCCGCCCGCCCGTTGTCGGATAAAAATAAAAACCACGAAGCGATACACACCGCACAGATGAGAGAACTGTTATATGTGCCCTTCTACATCGTCTACCTATTGGATTGGGTATTTCACGGCTTCAAGTACCGAAGGATAACTTTCGAACAGGAAGCATATGCCCATGAAGATAACCCTGAATACCTTGAAATACGAAAACACTACGCGCAATGGAAGAGATGATTTACATATACTGGGATGACTTCCCATCGGTTGTAACCGAATAACGGGCCTTGGGGTACGGGCATAAAAAAGTCCCCAACGCTTTCCCGCATATACCACTATACGATTGTGCCAACGCACCACATTGAGGACTTATTCCTTGAATCGGTGTGTTGGCTTTTTGTATAGTGGTATAACAAATTTATAATAAAAAATCGGGAAAGTATATGCGTAAATCAGAGCTTTTTGCACAAATACTCGAATGTGTTGCATTTGAAACTGAAATAGCTAAGGAACAAATCCTTTCGAAGGATAAATTTCAAGATGTGGTCGATGCGCGCTACATGCTCGTACACTTCTGCCATAAGAACGGCATGTACACCACCGACATCGCCCGGATGATGCGGTTCTCCCGACGCGCCATAGAGAAGATGGTCGCCGGGTTCGATGAACGCAAGCGATACAGCCACCCTATATTCGAAATACAGTGCGAACTTATTGCGAAGAAGTTGCCTCCCATCTGCGCCCCAATGAATTGATATGCCTGCCGCCCGCAGCCACCTTTGCAATGTTGCAACAGGTGAACGCCCGGCCTTGACAGGGGCGGCAATCATTCAATAATCATTAAAAATGGGTTCGGATAAAACTTATATTTTCGATGGAGGCGGCTCGGGTGGCGGCCTTGACATCGCGGCTCTCGTCTCGTCAATGATGGGCAACAAGGGCATGGATCCCAACCTCGTAGCGGCACTCATGAACGGTAACAACAACCGTGGTGCATGGGGCGGCGACGGGTGCTGGTGGATCTGGATCATCCTGCTCTTCTTCTGCTGGGGCGGTAACGGCTTCGGATTCGGAGGCAACGGCGCGAACGGTCTGCCTGCGCAGCTCAACGGTGACGCCGGACGCGAACTTCTCATGAACGCAATTCAAGGCAACGGCACGGCGATCACTCAGCTGGCATCGTCGCTCAACTGCTCGACGCAACAGATTCAGTCTACGCTGTGCAACATCCAGAGCATGCTGGGGATGTCGAGCCAGCAAATCATCAATGCCGTGCAGTCGATGGGTTGTCAGATCGGCAATCAAATCGCCGCGTGTTGCTGTGATATGAAGCAGGCCATTAATGGCGTCAATGTGGGCATGGAGCGCGGATTCAGTAGCGTTGCCTATGAAACACAACGTCAGACCTGTGATTTACAAAACACAATTCGCGAAACTTCTCAAAGCGGGACTACAGCGATAATTTCCAAACTGGATCAAATGCAGGCAGCTGCATTGCAGGATAAAATTGATGCCCTGCGCGAAAAGAACAGCACGCTGACCACGCAGCTCAACCTCGAACACCAAAACGCCTACATGGCCGGTGTTGTAGGACAGGCTGTAGCACCCGTGAACGCCGCTGTAGCGGCTTTGCAGAATGACGTGAATAGCATCAAGTGCAAGCTGCCCGAAACGGCTACTGTGCCCTATTCGCCTATTGTCGGTGTGCCTACGTGTATTGCCGCACAATATGGTCTCGGATATGGTGCAGGGTTTGGCTTTGGGGGGAGCGGCGGATTTTGGGGATAATGCTATTATTCGCCGATAGGTGAAATGTTCTTTGACTTACTGATAAGAGGCTTCCCAATCCGAAAGCCAGCGCCAATGAAATCCTTTCAATGTGCGAGTTGGTTTTCGAATGCATTCATATATTCCTCCGATGTGAAATCCGTGTAATTGATGGGCTTCGGATGCTGTTTTATATTTTGCAACCAATATTCCATTTTTAATCTGGACAATTGGCTTTCTGTTTTTCTTGTTGGGTATTCTTCGTGCTTTTGCTGCACACTCTCTTGTGACAGGGTTAAGCATGTTCATTGAACGAGTACACCAACGAAGATTACGTGCCACATTGTTCGTCCGGTTCCCATCTATATGGTCTACATATGCATAGTTATTAGGATTGGGGATGAACGCTTTAGCAACAAGCCTATGGACTAATTCAGTCTTATCTACTCCGTGTAGGGATGTAAGTCTAACTCTCAAATATCCTCCCCGATTTGGGCGAGGAGTTAATATGCGAGGTTTAGTCGTCCAACTATTGTTATTACCTCCGCTCACGCGATGGGATAGCGATGAAACTCTACCGTAATCAGATACCGCGAAATAGCCGAGCGTACCATCAATAATACGCCATTCTTCTCCTTCGAGAGCAATTCTCTCTATAAATTCCCGATTTGTCATTGCCAAACAATTTAGTGGTGCCAAACGAGAAAAAGAGGGAAGGACGTTTGGCAAGCCCTTATCAGTTGGTCATGACTCCAACCTATCCCGATGTAAAATTAGTTATAATAACTTAAATTACAAAAATATGGCAGTATTCCCATTTCAGTATGTTAACCGCAGGGGCATACCGGTACTAAAAACTACGGGCGTGACAGTGGAGACCACGGGTGTTGTGTTTTCCTTTCCCAACCACGCATTTGCAAATTCGTGGTACCGAGGACTCGTGCTGGTTGAGTTGGTACAGGAAGTCCCTGCCGGCACAACGGGAACGCTTCCCGTGCTGTTTGAAACCAACGGGCAAAATAAGAATCTGACGACGTACAACGGAGCAAATGTCACAGTATCGGATATTCCGGGTTCAGGGGTATACCAGATATGGTATGACAAGCAGACCGATACTTTGCAATTGATGACCGGTGCCGTCTGAATTAAAAAAACAATTAACAGAAAGAACGGGAGAAGGTAACTCCTTCTCCCTGACTTTCACAAATCATTAACCAAGATGTTTCAGAACTTGAAAAAAGGCTCCTTAGTCTACGTCTTCGACAATCGCGAGCAGCCAAAGTTTTATACAGCGAATGTAAAAGATGTGTCGGCCCCGTACATTCCGCCCCAGAAACCGGGGCAGTTCTCGCCGATGCAGCAGTTCATCAATATCTCGATAGAGGGCAACGAGCCGTGGGGCGTCCCCATGCTGGCGGACATCGTTTCGAAAGACGGCCTTACCGTAGCGACGACACGTGAAGTGTTGAAACCGACCATCATGGAGGCACAGCAGGCAAGCCGTGACATCGTGGAATCATTCGACAGGCACAAAGCCAACCTGAAGGTCTACGACGAGATCCTGATGCAGCTCGACCCCGAAGCTGCGCGTTCAAAAGAGCTCGAAGCCGAAAACAGGGAGTTGCGGAAGATGCTCGCTGACATGAACGAACGGCTGAGCCAGATACCGACGGCGGAAGAACTGAGGAGCCTTGTCAAGTCTGAACCACCTGCAAAAACAAAGTAACTATGGGTTGGAGAATCATAGGTGAAGGCCGTGGCGGCTTCGGCGGCCACGAAGAGGAGATGGAGCGGGAGCTCCGACGCGCCTACGAAGAAGGCTTTGAAGAAGGCCGGCGTGAAGGCCGTGGCGGATACGGTGAGCGTGGCAGCTACGGACAAGGTGGCGGCTACGGCGAACGTGGCGAGTATGACCGCGGCGGGTATGAGTATGACGACGCCTACGGCGAACGCCGTGGCGTAAGGGGTACAGGCCCCTATTCGCGGTATCGCAGGCGGTAAACCGGAGGGAGGGGGCCGCAGTGCCCTCTCCAATTTTTAAATCGAAAAATATGGACAGGTTAGATACACATGAAAACTTCCCGGCAGGGTTCCGGGAATATCTCGAAAATTACGGTTGGCACTTTTCAAAGAAGATGTGCGAATTCGCCGTTTCCCGCATGAAGGACAGGAACGGCAAGAAGATCGAGCCCTATTCTAAGGATAAGGTGGATGCGCTGCTCAAGCAGTACGGCATCGAACTCAAAAAGGACAAGGGCTATGATTGCGTGTACGTCTGCAACATGGCATTGGCGGACTATTTCGGGTCGTCGATACCCAATCCACAATACCTGGCGATGTTCATACGTGACTATATCAATGACGAGGACGGCTACGACGGCTTGCCATTTACACGTTACTATGCCGATACCATCGGCTCGGGAACACCCATCCTGTGGGAAGAGATGATGTAGCCATGGAAGAATACCCCCAGATCAGCGAATTCACAAACGACAACGACGAAATCGATGAAAAATATCGCAACGCTCGTCCGTAACCTGCCTGCCGACAAGTACCAGGAACTGGCCGGGGCAGTGAACGACGTATTCGAGAACAAGCGCTTCAACCGGGCACAACGCAGAAGGCTGGCGCGAAACTGGCGCAAGTACGGGAAAAGGGAGGAAAAATGAAGATTCGGGACTTGAGTATTCACAAGTATGGATGGACGTTGCGCATATATTATGCCGTGACGTGCTACTATACGGGCGAAATACTCAAGTCCCTTACCGACATCGGATGCCCCGATACGGTTCTTCATCGCGTACAGGGGAATATGGAAAAGTGTGAAATGGATACGGGATTCACCTACTCCAACAAGGAGCATCGGCAAAGTGTCATCGTAATAGGGATGCACTCCTCGCCGTGGGAATTTCTCAACAGCTTTGAGCACGAACTGCGGCACCTCGT